ACTTTCCCCACAATTACATAAGACCCGGACGATTGGCTCAGCGGTAGAGCACCACATTGACATTGTGGGGGTCACTGGTTCGATCCCAGTATCGTCCACAACTAAGTGATAACGGATAACTATTGTCCGAAAATCGGACGATGTTTCCGTACAACTTAATCGTGGAACTATCGTCTACTACGAACGATTAGACCCAATAGTTTCTATACGCATTAAGTCGGATTTCTTACCAACATGTCGCAAAGGAACATTATGTTGGTAAATGAATATGTAACAAATGCAATTGCAGAAAAGCCTTTAAAGTATTCAACAAGGCAGTCCTACATCAAAGGTATTAAGTCACTAGGGCTTTGGGATATGGATATGTCTGAACTGTCCCTTCCGCTTCTTATGGAAAGGGTTGAAGCCCACCCAAACCACAATGTACGAAAGATGTACTTCACGCTACTTAGATCGCTATTTGCTGATTCTGGAATCAATGTCAGCAAGTTACCTAAATTGGCAGGTATATCTAAGGTCTATGAATTGCCTACCCAAGAAGAACTTCATAGTCAGATTGAAAGGTCTAAGTACCGCTTAATTTTGTACCTATGCATGTATGGGGGTCTTCGTGTGGGTGAAGCCTGTGCTGTTACCCCCAAGCAATTAGAAGGTGACTATCTGAATGTGGATAGGGCATTTAGTCAGGATGGAAAGCATGTAGGCAGTCCTAAGACTTATGGCAAAGTCCTACTTCCCAATTGGTTGGCTGAAGAAGTTAGAAATATGAAGAAGGAAGATTATTGGCAGGTAGGCATGAAGACCATTCTTGTGACCCATGCTTGTGTTGGTTTAAGCAAGAATAAATTGGGAATTCATATCAATCCCCACATGCTTAGACACTGGTTTGCCACAGACATGATTAAGCGTGGAATCAATCCTGAAATAGTTAGAAGGCAATTAAGGCATAAGAATATTGAAACCACTATGAAGGTTTATGTTCAGGTTAATGCCCTTGATCTGGAAGCATCAGTACCTTCTTTGCCTACCCCCACTGAAAAGGTAGCAAATGTGATTCCTTTTAGGCTGAAAAGTCTAAACTGAAGTCACCCTAGAAGATTCCTGCAATCCAGTTCACCCTGCTTCTTATAGGCTTCTTGTAATGCAGGGTTGAATGGTGCAGGATGTTCTGCAATGTAATCTAAAACGCACTTGTCGTAGTTGTTCCTTTTTTCCTGCGGAGAAATTTCAGACGAAGACCCGCATCCCGCAAGTAGCAAAGACAATACTAAACCAACTGTGACAAGTGATGACTTCACTATTGACGCCACCTATTTCTAGTATCAGTGGCTGAAGTCTTACAGGTGACAGGCAATCCTGTTTTTGTAAGCCCTGACGCACCTGCAGGGGTACAGAAAGCACCCGCAGTCACATCTTTCACAATTGCAACGGAAGCACTAGGTGTTGGTGACGCAACATCTGATGGCGTTTCCGTAGGCGTTGGTGATGGCGATGCAACAACATCAGATGTAGGTGTTGGGGTTGCGACAGGTTTTGAAACTAGTACACCCTTATTCCAAACCAATTTGCCCTTGGACTTAACGCATGTGTATTTCATGCTATTTGAAATCTTTACTGAATTTAGTGGCTTACATGAAGTTCCAGATTTAACCGCACCAAAAGCACTGGAAGGAATCAAAAGACTAATTGAAAGTAAAACTACGAATGAAACCTTTTTCATTCTTGCACTTCCCCTGATGCCGCTTTGCGGAAGTCAAAAAGACACTTTTCACAGACAGTTAAACCTACAGGAACTTTTGAACCGCAAGCAGGACAAGAACGCTTCTTCTTATCTGTAACCCTGTAAATGATGTACAGGGGAATATTTATGATTGCCAAAATGAATAATGTAAAGATGAAGGCGATACCAACAACCGTACTATCTGATTCACTGCCAATTCCGTAGAAGAAATTGAAGACAATTAGTGCGTTGATGCCAATAATTACCCAGCCAAATGGACGAATATCTCTCATGATCTCCCCTAGTAACAACTGAATTTAGATATATTTGCTGTTTGTGCTGAATCGTCAAGTGTGTCAAATGTCAGTTTAACTTTCTGCATTGGCTGGACACTTGCAAGGGTGTCGTTTGTGTATGAAATCTGAATATCGTTCTTATCAAAGATATTCACTTCACCATAAAGGCTTCTAGGACAACCATCTTTTGCTACAAGAATCACTGACCAACATGCACCGCTACTGTAAGTGCAATCAATTTCAGATTTTGTAGCCCATCGCCAAGCAATATTGTCATCTTCCGTGTAGCCGTCAAAACCAGCAGGTATCCAAGAATCGTCATAGTCAGGCGTAGTTGTCGTAACAGAGGGTGCAACTGAACTGGAACTACTTTCAGTGTCTGAAAAACTTCCAATAACAGAAAGAATTACAAAACCAGCAACAATCGCAAGGGCAATCTTGATTTTATTTGCACTTTTAACTTTTTGCTGTGCCTTGTATTCAGCAATCACTTCTTCTGGGGTCTTAGACATGTCTTGATCCATGCCAGCATTCTATTTCTAATCTCTGACAATACCTAGGTATTTCTCCATAAGGACATAAAAATCACGCTTACAGGTGTCCAGTTCGTGTTGAACTGAATCCACCCTATTTCTAAGTTCGCCTATTTCTGCCCTTAGTTCTTCAATGATCTGCATTTCAATCCCCTTGGTTCTGAACTTGTTGTTATAGGCAAGGCTAATGAACTTGTAACCAGCCCCACCCATAACAAACGGAATCAGACTATTCAGTACCTGTTGGTACATCTTCAAGAGGTTCTTCAGGTTGGATTGGTTGTTCAAAAACACCATCTACATATCCCAAACCTATGTGTGCTATTTCTGTTGGTTTGATTTCTACACAGTCATACCCACTTACCGCTTCAGCAATTTTCTTACTGTCCGCAATTATGGTGTTGATGACCATGTTATTTTCAATTACTGCAAAATTCATTTCATTCCCCCTTAAAACCTAAATACATAGACAACACCTTGTGTGCCTAATCCCCTGTAACCAGATTGATCCCATGAACCACCACCTGCACCATAACCAGTGGCTGAATTCCAAGAACCACCACCACCACCTGAAGTGCCAATTCCAGAACCTGTCTGTCCCATGGCGTTGAATCCACCACCTGAACCTGTAGAACCATTAATTACAAATGACAACGGAGATACAACAGGAATACCTGAATTTCCGTTCTGACCATTTGGTGTTCCACCTGTACCACCATTCAATCCTGAAAGCCCACCTGTTGCCTGAACGATTGGGGTTGAACCAAATGTTGTTGTTCCACCATTTGCATCACTATTAGCGGCTGCACCTGCACCAATCGTTACCGCAATTGTTCCTGCGAGATTAACTAAACCTGAATTGATTCCACCAGAACCACCACCCAATCCTGGGTTTCCATGTCTACCGCAACCACCACCACCAACTACTACAACATAAGCCTTTGTAGAAGTGCCGTAGTTGTAATTCACTGTACTGGTAGTGATTGTGTCCAAAGTACCTGTAAAGGAAGAAGATGAAACGGATCTTCCGACAATCTGTACATTGACAATAAGATTTGCCGTATCTGACCAAAATCTCAAAGATGACGCTTCAGATGCAAGATTCACATCAACTGTTCCTGAAGTTGTATTTCCTGAAACGATTATTGCGCCATTTGAATCCATGAATTGGAATCTTGCTGTACTTGAACTTGCACAGGTAATTCTGTAGATGAAAGGCGTAAAGACTGTTGCCGTTTGATAAAGGGCATTTGCAGTAGGCGTTGTGAATGTTCTTGCTGTCGTATCAACTGTAGTTGATGCGTTTGGATATAGTGATATAGCCATTATGCAATCACCACACCTGAAATGTGGAATCTCACAGTAGTGGCACTAGCACCACCTGCAATTATCTTTGTCGCATTCAGAACCTGCTTAAGATCAAAGACTGCGACTGAATTCTTCGCAATGGTTGCATCTTTCAATAAATCGATGCCATCTAGTTTCAGCGTGAATGTCGCATCCGTAGAAGCACTATTTGTGACTGCGATGTTTGTCACCACTGCTGTTGTATTTGAACCCACTGTAAATAGTGTGGTGTCTGTATTTGTTGTTGCTGAACCCCTGAAAAGGGCTGTACTTGTTACTGTCATTTAATATCTCCTTTTAATAAACATTCATGACTGATGAAACCTTTATGTCATCAAGTGGGATTGATGCCCAACTATCTGTTGTCCCATCTGTTGTTAAAAATTTCCCAGCGTTACCTGTCTGGGTTGGAAGGGCGTATAAAGCACCTTCTGTAGCCGCTAATGCGTCTGCGATTTCTTTCAAGGTGTTATATGCATCTGGTGCACCACCCAGAAGGTCATTTATTGCATCTTCAACATCTGCAAGAACTGGGACTTTGACCCAAGCGTTACTTGTTGATCTGATGTAAAGACTGTCATCTTCTGCCACCCACGCTGTCTTCAAGTCAGTGGGTAGGTCAGCCAAGTCAGCAATCAGTGCTTCCCTACTAACTATTTGATTCATGAAGTAGGTCATCACATCATTTGCACTTAGTGTTTCACCTGCTTCAAATATTTTGTATGTCATTATTTCTCCTAAGAATTTGGCACAGGTACAAGTTCAAAAGAACTGACCCACTGTGTTGGATTAAGCGAATGTCTTATTCCCAAAATCATGCTTTTCTGATTAAGATCTACATAAGGGGTTTGGAAGTTCACTTCTACTTCATCGCCCACTTCAGCAAGAATTGGGTACTTCAAACTGTCCATTCTGTTGATTACCTGAACAGTTCGTGGATATCGCCTAGTTCCAACATAAGTGATTTCCTGTGGCGTATCTGCCCATCTTGCTAAAAACTTGTCTAGCCAATTGAAAACCTTTGTTTGTCCTGCCCCAATTTGTGGGATTGGATCGCCGTTTTCGTCCATGGGAAGGTCTAGGTCAAACTTCAAACTTCTGTTCTCATAGACCTGTAAGCCATATCTTTGGATGGATATTGACCCTTGCTTTACATAGATATTTTCATCATTTGCTGTTGTGGCTATGCACTTGTTGAAGAAAAGTTCCTTACCTGAAGACATGCCCACATTGGTCATAGATATCTGATTGTCAGTATCAATAACAGTGTTAGTAAAGATTGGATTAGAAATCGCTGGTTCATTGGTTTCCCCATATTTTAAGAATTGAACTTTGTTACTTTTTGTTACAAACATGCTTCCCATCTCATGGGATACAGCATCTAGGCAGGCATCCAAGGCATTCTGATTAAGGTCTTCTGCCTGTAGTTCAAATGTGTGATGTGATGATTCAGGCACTAGGGATGAATCAAGTCCACCTTCACGAAGTACCCTTGCAATTCGCTTGCCAGTCTTTTCTGCGGGTACTGTGAAGTTATCTAAGATAATTTGATTCAGATCATCAATGGCATCCGTGGCTTCAAAGTCCACCAAAACATTTCCATCAACATCATATTCAGAATTGATTTCACGCAATCTGCCTGTGAAAAGGTTCTGCCACTTGTTCTGAAAGAAGACTTGGCATCTAACCTTCAGATTAGGTCTGAATTGAATACTGTTAAATGGGTCAATTTCAGGGGAAGCAATCTGTGCCGTTAAAGAACCTGCTACTGGAAAGGGCTGTCCCCCAGCACCAATAGCCATGCCCCTTTGAATCGTAATACTTGCTGTGTCATCAAGAACATTTAGCCAATAGTTCTTTGCACCATCCAATTGGTCTGCATCTAGCACTGCATTCTGATCTAGACGGAAATCCTCTAATCCTGCAATCTTGTTTCTTGTGCTTCCTAATGGGGTTTGACTAAGTATGAATCCATTAGGTTCACCAATTTGGAACTGCAGTCTAACTGTGTTCTTTAGGGCTGTCATATAGATATCAACGCCCCACCTGAACGACTTTGAAACTGCTTTATTGAATCCACAACGACTTTACCTACCTGTGCAGTAGGTGTAAGTGCCTGAACAGTAACTGAATAATTGTTTGTCACTGACGATTGGTTTACGGAAGCCTGTGTCTTAGTAGGCAGTTCTTTCACAATTGTTTTTGGTTGTTTGGGGGCAGGTTGCACTTGGGGCATGAAAGAACCAACATCAGGAAGTACCAACTGACCATTGTTATCAACAGTTGTCTTTATTCCGCCCAAATCAGGAAGGGAAACCTTCAGTTCAGGCTTAGAACCTACATTGAATAGATTGGCAAAGAAGTTAGCAATCTTATCTTTGACAGTATTTAGAAGATCCCAAACCTTTCCAATTGCACCACCTATTGCTTTGACGATTTCTACTATGAATCCCCCACCTAAAGCCTTACCTACTTCCAGCACAAAGTTCTTAAATAGATTGAATGCAGAAGCAAGAAACTTCAGTGTTCCTGAAATAATGCCTGTCTTTTCAACCCATTTAACAATCGTGTTTGTAGCAAGTAGTACGCCCTTGATGAAATCTGCCACTGTTCCAATGACATTTAGAAGAACACTTCCAAGGAAAAGGACTGCCTTAACCAATAAGTCCCAAACCACTAGAAGTGGTGGAAGAATCAACTTAGTAAGACCTATCAGGATTGGTGTTAGTGATTCCGCAATGAAGGTAAAGACCGCATAGATTGCATCCCATACATCATCAAGCGTTCCCTTAAGCGTGTCCCAAAAGGCTGTGTTATCAGTAATTGGTTTGATTAGTCTTAAAAGCACATCAATTACAAGTTTGACTGCTTCCCAGATAGCCAGCCAAAAGGTCTTACCTATACCTAGGGTGTTAGCAAGGCTAACGAAGGTATCGCCTACGGATCTACCGACTGGAACTAGGTAGTTATTCCATAGTCCTGATAGACCACCTGTCTTATCAATGGCATCTGTGACTGCAAGACTGAATTTACCTATCCCCTTCGCCAATGGGTCTAACAAGGGAAGAAGTAGAACGCCTATGGATTCAACGATTTCACCTAGGGCTACTGTCATCTTTGCAGATGCTGAAGCAGTTGCTTCTGCCGTTCCACCAATGATGCCTTGAACATATTCAAGAATCTTGGCTTGGGCTTCTGCAATCTTACCCTGTGAAACCAAAGTGTTGATTTCCTTGATTTGTTCCTGTGTAAGAAGGATTCCTGCCTTCTTCAATTTTTGTGCCGCATTTGCAGGGTCAGATAAAGCCTGTCCTAAAACCTTTGCACCCTTAAGTGCATCTCCTAGTCCAGCCGCTTCAAAGTCAAAAGCAAGTTCAGTTGCTGTCTTGAAATCCTTAGCCCCTTGTGTGCCACTTGTGAAGGCACGACCAAATAAAGCCAATTTAGCCTGAACATCAGCAATGACTTCATCTTCAATGCCAAGGGAAAGTGACAACTGTTTGGCTTCTGTACTTAACTGCTTAAATACCTTTGAACCTGTTAATCCTTGTGCTTGGAAGATTGCCTGAAGTTTCTTCTGTGATCTGACTGCTTCTTCACCAGAACGAATAATGGATTTCAAACCACTAATCGCCTGACCAGCCGCAAATATTGCAAAGGTAGCCTTCGCTAGTTTTCCAACTTTACTGAAACTAGAAGTCAATGAACCTAGGTTCTTGTTGATCTGCTTAGTAGCACCAACTAGTGACTTGGCGTTAGCCACGAAGGTAACTTTTGCTACTGCACCCTTAGCCATGTTGTTGTTCTCCTAATGCATCAATAAATGCGTTGTATTCAAGCACTGTCAGAATTTTTGCTTCTGAAGGTGCTATGCCTGTTGCCAAGCAAAATCTTGCTAATCGCTGTGCTGAAGTATCAGCACCTGTTATTTTTTTAGTTCGTCAGTAATTTCAAGTAATCTGTTGATTTCGTTTAAAGGTGTCTTGCCAGCATCTTCAAAGGTGAAGTTGGGGTTTGTACGCTTCTGAACAACCCAGTTCAATGCTTGAAGAAGGGTTGCCTTGGGCTTATCGTCATCTGATAGCCATGCAATAGGGGCGTTTGCCTTCTTTTCAATTTCAGCCATTTCAGCCAATGTAATTTCTTCAATATTCATTATTTAATCCCATCTAAGTTTTCATCTATAAGTCTTTGAAGTTCAGTCACATATATGTCCGCTACTTCGTCTTCATACTGATCCCTGACCTTTAATAACCAAGGATTTGGTTCAATGCTTTTCTTCTTCCATCCCCAGTGCACCACTGCCCCATAAGGGGTAGATGTAGGTGTACCTGCGGAAATGGCAACCTTGTTCTTTGCCTTGGATGCCTTAACAGTGCGTTGTAATTCACCTGTCTTAACAGGGGTCATCGCCTTTGCAGGCGGAAGCACTAATGAAGAAGCCTTGGTTGTAGCCATCTTCAAATCTTGTGCATTCACCCCTGCCTTACGAAGTCCTGAAAGAATCTTGTTCAGATTCTCAATCTTTACAACGCCTGAAGACATTTAGTCCCTATCAATTGAAGGTTCTTGATCGCAATCCAAACGATAGGTAAAAGTGAATGTTGTATCTGCAGAACCACCAACAGGTGGCTTTCCCTTGATTGTCACAGTTCCTGAAAAGTGTGGTTGTGATGATGAAGGTGAAGCATTTCCATGTGGCTTGAAGACATAAGGAATACCTTCTTGTCCATCTAATTCCCACAATGCTGACCAAAATGAATTGGTGTCTGTGCTTTGGATTGCTTCTACTTCAAAGTACCACTGCTTAGGTGGCGTAATGTCAGCAAAGGTTCTTACTTCTCCATCTTTGTCTTCATTAGATAATGTGATTGAACTAGCGTCCATCGCAATATCAGTTCCGTCAATGGTGAGAATCAGATCTCTGCCCTTAATTCTTGTGCTTGATGCCATGTGTATTTCTCCTAAATTGATATTTGTGTTGTAACGCTTAGTCTGGTTGATAGATATTCAGCGTTGCCTGTCTGCAAGGCAAATGGTTGTTCAACACTTGCGATATTCCATGAAGTAGGGATTGCACCAATAGCAGTGACAATCGCTTCATCCAAACTTTCAGTCGCTTTCGCATTCGTAGCAGTCTGTGCAATCAGTGTGATTTCTATGCCTACTTCAAAACTTTGAAAGGTATCCCCTTGTTGTACATAAAGTGAATTTGGGGAAATTATTGCTAGGGGTGGGGTTATGCGTGGTGGAATATAGAATTCGGCTTTTATTCCAGCATCTTCAAGGAATCCTGCAAGGTCTGCCTTTGACTGTGTTAATACATTAAGGGTCATAGTGGTGATATGTACCTTCTAAGTAATGCATAAACAGGTGTCATTGGATCTCGTGCAATTCTCATTGGAGAACCATCAAAAGAAGTGAATTGTGCTATCCCATTAGGTGCAGAACGGCGATGATAAAGTTCAGAACCGCATTCAAGATAAGCCCTTCCCATCAATTTTTCAGGTACTAAATCAGCATCTGCAAAGTTATTGACAAGATAGTTGGCTTCATCCCAGCACGATTCAACGAATGAATCATCCCCATCAGTAGCACCTACATAAGATTTCAAATCTTCCCAAGTCATAACCCAACCCCTAATTAATTAGAATGTGACAACGCCAATACCATTAACATTGTTAAGGGTGGTTGCCATGTATCCATAAACTGCAAATTCGCTTGTAAGTGCAGAAACATCATCTTGTGAAATTCTGAATGGTGCACCTGAAGATTCCCAGTTTGTAAGTGCCTGTGAAGATGCTACATACATCTTTCCGTCACCTAGGTTTGGATCTACGACTACAGGAAGACCAAAAAGATTTCCCTGAAGTGTTGAAATTGTTGAAGTTCCAAGTGCATTTGAAGGATTTAAAGCGGCGAATAGTGGACGATCTACGCCATCTACCAGTCCTGCTAGTTCCTTAAATACATCACCTGAAACAAGAATGAAGTTAGCCTGAAGACCACCATTCTTGTAGATATGTACTGCAAGGTCTGCCACTGCAGTGAGATAAGCATTGGCTGTACCTGCTGATGCAGAAGCATTACCAAAGTCTTCTTCGTTAGCAGTCAGAACAGCGATACATTCCTGGTCTGTCTTCTTCGCATAGGCAATTGCCTGCATACGGAAAAGGGCATCAATGTATGAAGGGTCTGATCTCTCAATGACCTGACGAGATACTGCATTAGCACCACCAATTGTCTTCACATTCGCACTGCCTGATGAAATTGTAAATTCAGTGCTAGAAAGTTCTGCACCTTCATTCGCCTGAACACCAACTGTAGGCATCTGTGAAATCTTTGGATAATGGACTGACATTCCGCTTGAAGGAAGTGACCTAGAACTAAATGCATTTACTGCAGGTCTTCCTAAATCAACAATTCCCTGAATGTCATTAATCCACTGGTCACGAACGATGCTTGAAACATCAGACACTGTTGTAAGTGAACGATGAACCATCTTTGCGTTTTCTTCCCCATTTACCAAGCCCTTTACATAGTCACCATATGAACGAACTGAATAGGAAGGTGTAAGGATTTTTGTTGATTCAACAACTGCAAGACGGCGTTCAATGTCCTCAATAGCAGGTGAGAGATCAACAGTTTCTGTATTTTGTGTTTCCATATTTTCTGTTTCTCCTAATTTGTCTTCAGTAGGCTGTTCATTTCTGAATTCAGTAACTACTGCCCCGTCATAGGCAGGTAATGCCACTAGGGATATTTCTTTCAAATCAATCTTGCTTCTAACCACAACATCACCATCAAGGGAATGTTCAACAGGTATAAAACCGACTGAAAAACTTCTTACAACACCATCTTTAACTAATTGCCACGCATCTTGACCTGATCTGGTGTCAGAAATCCTTGCAGTAACATGTAAGCCATCTGCCTTTTCTTCAAGACTTAGAACCCTGCCGATTGGTTCATCATGGTTATAGAACAACTTGGGCAATTTGCTTGTCACCACTGAATTGGGGCTAAAGCGTTCTTTCATTCGCCCAATTGTTGTTACTTCGTTATAGGGAACGGCAATCCCTGTTACTTCACGATTTTCTTCATTCGCTAAGCGAACTTCAAATTCTCTGTGTTCCATCTGCATTGTTTGTATTCTCCACAGGTTTGGATACAGGTTCAGATATTTCTTCTAGACCTTCCAATGCCCTGATTTCATTAATAGTCATCCATCCAGCACTTAGGGCTTGGGTG